TTACAGCGGCCATCTCGGTACGGTGTTGTTTGAAAATGGTATTTCCGTAGAATCCCCATCCAGTGCCGAAATCAACCGACTTGCTGCACTCACGCGGCTTGAGACGATTGACGACGACGGCAAAGAAGCAGGGCAGGCGGGTCTTGCAGCCAAGATGGCTGGGTCTCGTAGCGTTCCAGCGCCAGTTGTGAAACCTTCAAAGCGCGGAGAAGCCGAGCCCTATCAGGTTGAAAAGAACGCCCCAGACATTCAGATTGGCGGCCGCAAGAAGCCCAAGCCTGACTTTATTGATGACACAAAGGCTGAGCTTGAAGATTTGATGCTGGACGTCGATGTCAACGAAGCCGCTGATGAAGCGCAGGTCTCTCCAAAGATTTATTCCCAAGAAGAGCTGGAGCAGATCGCGGACAAAGATGGAATCAACGGCTTGCGCAAAATTGCCAATCCATTGGGCGTCAAAGACAACTCCATCGCGGGTTTGATTAAAGAAATCGTTCAAGGGCAAGGTCGAGGATAATGACAAGCGTAACCCACACGGCAGGAAGCGACTGCGTCATCGAACATCAACTTGTTGACGAGAATGGCATTGCAGTCGATGGCGTCACATACACATGGAGCCTCTTTAACGAAGAGGGAACTGTCGTGGATGATGGCGCTGGCACGCTTTCTGCTGGTGCGGTTTCGCTACGCATTACCGTGCCGGACACCAGCAATGCGTTGCCAGAAGGCACGCGCATGGGTGGGCGTCTCATGGATGTCATCGTCACCGACGACAACGGAGACACGCACCGTCTGACCGAAACCTATCTCTTGCGGGCGCGGGTGTTTCTGAACGTCCCTTCGGAAAGCGGGCAAACGCTGATTCAGGCAATGATCCTGATGCAGGGCATGCCGCCTGTTCTGATGGAAAGTTTCAACTATTCCGACGACGCCGAGCGTGAAGCTGCATTGCTGGAGGCATGGTCGCGCCTTTCATCAATCTCTTACGACCCCTTTCGGGACAATGAAACGCCTGATGCTGCGCTGCCTGATGATGTGAAAAATCGCCTGTTTGCGATTAATGAAATCACCAAGCCAGATTGGTTGTTGCTGCCAGAGCACTTTCGCAACGCAATCAAACGCGCGCAGATCATCGAAGCCGCTGTTCTTCTTGGCGGCGATCCATCATGGGAGAACCGCCAAAACGGTCTGATCTCAAAGAGTGTAGGCGAAAGCTCCGAGATGTATCGGTCAAGTCCACCTATCCCATCGTCTGTATCGCCCAAGGCGCGTCGTGAGATTGCGCCCTATATCAACTCAACAATTCGTATTGGCCGCGCATGAATGCTCCATTCGATCAGATTGAACTTCTCGCTGATCGCGCCGCCAACAGATATCGTGGCGCGATTGACATATTGCGCAACCAAGAGACTGGGGCTTTGGCGCAAAGCAATGCCCTGACGCCGCGAGGCATTCGTGCTTTGCGAAGGAACATCGAGCAGATTGGCGATAACTTTCTGACGCAGGAAGAAAGCGAAATCGACAAAGCGCTCAAAGAGATACTTACGCTTGCCGAAGCAGAAGCAACCAGACAGATGGGACAGTTCCCGCCTGCGCTGTCCAACTGGAGAATTTCAGACGCTTTGCTTGAGTATGGCGTTGATGAAACAGAAGCTCAGCTCGTCAGGGACGCGGCCCAGCTTATGCGTTTTCACCGCAAGCGCGGTGTTGACGCTCAGAACCGAGCAATGATCAGAGGCATCTCAACAGAAGCCGCTGTCATGGAGATCCGCATTGAAAGCATATCTGACAGCGTCAACCTGTGGTTCACCGACAGGGCGGGGCGGCGCATTGCAAGTCACAAGCATATACGTCGATTCTGGAGGGGTTTGCTGCGCGAGGGCTATCTAGGGTCACTTGCGTCAGAACTTGCAATGAGAGGGGCGCTCACAGCCCGCATCGTGCATCCTGACCCTGCATCTCGGGGCTTTGGGGAAGTTGTGCAGCTTGACGGGTCAAAACCCGATCTGACCAGCTTCGAAAATGTCTTTCACCCAAACGCCAGAGCCAGTCTTGTGGCTGAAAATGTCTTCAAGGAAGTTTACGCATGACCATTCGCCCCAGATACCACTGCGTCCTCATTCGCAAAATTCCCAGCTTCGACAGTTTTGGACGACAGAAGTTCTCCACGCAGCGCATCAACACGCGATGTGATGTGGTTCACATTCGCGAAGGTGCGGAGAGAACAACGGTGCGGGAAGACAGTTCAGCCTCACGGGGTCTTGCAGAAGAGTATTCTCATGACGCTAGGTTGATGTTTATGGCCCGTGAGAAGGTCTTTGTTGGTGACTTGGTTCAAGTCAAAGCCTTTGGTGAAGAAAGCGACATCATCACCGTCGAGATCGTGCGCATTCAACGTCGCCCGGACGTGTCGGGCCGCATTCATCACATTGAAGCCGACGGCAACAGATACGCAGTATCGGAGGAAATCTAATGGGCGTTCGGATCAAGAACTCAGGCGCCCTTGGCGTGCAGCTTTTGAAGACTGCGGATAAATCGACCCGCGCCTTGCGCAGGGTGCAGCTTCAAGGCGCTCATGAAATCGCAGAGATTGCGGGAGAGATGGCGCCATATAAGAAGGGCGACTTGGAAGATAGCTTTGTCGTTGAGAAGATGATGGGGATGAAAAACCGTACCACTTACACCGTCAAATCAGTTGGGCTGCCTTATGCCGTGCGCATGCACGAGTCGGTTTATAATCTTGGCCCAGGCAGTGTTGAGAAAAGCGAAAGCGGTCGCTTTGTGGTTGGTCGCAAGTTTTTGACCCGTGCCGTTGATTACGTTGTGCATGATCTGAAATTTATGGAGCGCGCCCGCCGCGCGGTGAGGATGAAATAATGGATCTTCTGCCGATCAGGGACTATATCGCCAGTGAGAAGCCTTTCTACGAGACGGCTCATAATCTCTTTGTTTACAGCATGCCGCCACAGGTGAATGTTGGCGTTCTGGTCGTCACAGAGCCAAGTGGGGCAGAGGTCGATCATGAGATCGCTGGCGTCTACAAAAACCGCTTTCAGATCATTGTGCGTCACAGCGATTATGAGGCTGGTCAGACGATGGCAATTGAGCTGTTTCATCTCTTGAATATCCGCGCCCAGGCGCTTGGGAATTACTGGTTCTACTACATTCGACCAAGGCATCTACCGATCCCTTATCGCCGTGGCGAAAGTGATCTGATGGAATTCTCTATCAATTACGATACGCACTTTGCCGATTGCGTTTGAGCCTGTTGGTAAGTCAGTGATGACTGTGATATACTAGAAGAGCATGCAGCATCCCGGCTAATCGAAAAGGATCATTTCTATGCCCAGCTCAACACAGAACGTAAAGGTCGGGGTTTGCACCGTCGATTTTGACGGCACCGATCTTGGATACACAAAGGGCGGCGTTTCCGTCACCGTGTCCACTGAAACTTACTCCGTAACCGTCGATCAGTTCGGCGACACCGCAATCTCCGAGATCATCACAGGACGTATGCTGACCGTCAGCACGCCTCTTGCTGAAACCACGCTCGCGAACCTTGTGCAGATCATGCCAGGTGCCACGCTGATTGGCTCTGGTGCGCAGAAGGTTGAAGTCGTTGACGCGGTCTCGACGGACTTGCTCTCCATTTCTGGCGTACTGACCCTGCATCCGCAGGCACTGGCCGCCAACGACGCTTCGGAAGACTTTGTCGTTCCCAAGGCAGCAACGCCTGGTCAGATCGAGTTCTCCTATGAACTCAACTCTGAGCGCGTCTTCAACTGCGAATGGAAAGGTTATCCCGACCCGACCACGCGCCTGCTGTTTGTCTTTGGTGACATTTCAGCGACAGCCTAAGATTGAAGTCAGCGGTGACTTAGCATAGAGTGAAGTCACCGCTCACTTTCACAAAGGTTCCTCAAATGTCTGACACCACCTATCTTGATCTCGATGAAGCCGTCCCGACGATCAAGAAGACCGTCAAAATTGACGGCAAGAGTTACAACTTCAAAGAGCCAACCGTTGAAGACTTTGCAAAAGACATCGCTCGTATGCGCAACGTCAAGAAATCGATCGCTGCACTCGACGGCCTTTCCGAAGAAGAACAATCAAACACAGAAGCCGAAATGATGATGAATGTCATGTTGGACGGAGTGCGTCAGGCTTTCCCAGACATGCCGGAAGAAGTCATGTCGGGGCTCACAATGAGCCGCATCGCTGCGATCCGAACTTTCATTCAAGAAGAAGTCACCAAAGACGCAGAGGATGAATCGGGAAACGAATAAAGGACTCTGAGCTGGCAGAGATAGACTTCGGTTATCTGTTCTCACGAGTCCTTCAGTTCTACAGCCTAACGTATGAAGGCGCTCGGTCTCTGCCGCTCCGAACCTTCTGGCTTCTATCTAAAAACATCTCTCGGATTGCCGCAGAGAATGACCTTCGCCAGATCAGTCTTCTTG